TCCGCCCTGCCAAGCTGATGCTGACCAAGAGCCCCGCGCTGATCAGCGCGGCCGGCATCGAGGTGATGGCCAAGAACGTCAGCATCCCGGCGGATGGCAGCCGGCTCGAGCCGCTTATTGGCAACCCGGGCGACGGCTCCTCGCCGAGCTGCGCCCTGGTCGACGAGTTCCACGAGCACCAGACGCCGGACCTCTACGACACCATGCTCACCGGCATGGGCGCCCGCGACCAGCCACTGATGTTCATCATCACCACCGCCGGCTTCAACCTCGCGGGGCCCTGCTACGACAAGCGCCGCCAGGCCCAGCAGGCGCTCGACGGCTCGGTGCCCAACCCCGAGCTGTTCGGGGCCATCTACACCATCGACGAGGGCGACGACTGGCAGGACCCGGCCACTCTGCGCAAGGCCAACCCGAACATGGGCGTCTCGGTCTCCGAGGAGTTCCTGGCCAAGGCGCAGCAGGACGCCATCCGCTACCCCAGCCGCCAGAACTCGTTTCTGACCAAGCACCTCAACCTGTGGGTATCGGCCCGCACCGCCTGGCTGAACATGGCGGACTGGCACGCCTCGGGCCAAGAGGGGCTGGCGCTGGATGACTTCGAGGGCCGGCCTTGTTGGGTGGGTGTTGACCTGGCCAGCAAGACCGACATCGCCGCCATCGCGCTGCTGTTCCGCGACGAGCTCGAGGACGGCAAGACCCGGTGGATCGCCTTCGTGCGCAGCTATCTGCCCGAGGGCGCCATTGAGCGGGCCAGCCACAACCGCGCCGCCTACGAAAGCTGGATCAACAGCGGCCACCTGATCACCACCGATGGCGAGGAGCTCGACTTCGACATCATCCGTGACGACCTGCTCGACTTGGCCGGGCGCTTCGAGATCGAGGAGATCGCCTACGACCCCTGGCGCGCCACGCAGCTGGCGCACCAGCTGATGAAGGACGGCGCCGAGATCATCGAGTACCGCAACACCGTGCAGAACATGAGCCCGCCGATGCGCGAGATGGAGGCCGCCATCACCGCCGGCCGCTGGCGCCACGGCTGCGACCCGGTGCTGACCTGGATGGCCAGCAACGTGGTCGCCAAGGTCGACGCCAAGGAGAACCTCTACCCTCGCAAGGAGCGCGCGGAGAACAAGATCGACGGCATCGTCGCCATCCTCATGGCGCTGGGCCGGGCCCTGACGCTCGAGAACCAGGAGGGCGACCTCCTGAGCTCCCTATCCGACGACGACATCCTGGTGATGTGAATGCGCCACTACCTGATCGACACCCTGGGCACCGCCGGCTTCGGGGCGCTGACCTATGGCCTGTACCTGCGCTACGGCCTGGCAGATGCGCTGATCGCCGGTGGCGGCCTGCTGCTGGTGCTGGCGCTGCTCGCTGCCCGGGCCGCCAAGCGAACCGCCGCGAAAGGAGGCAAGGCATGATCCTTGACAGCCTGTTCTCGCCGCCGGCCCAGCGCAACATCGAGAACCCCGACACCCCGCTGACCGGGCAGAACCTCGCCGAGTACCTCGACAGCGACATCGGCATCCAGGTCGACAACGCCTCGGCGCTGACCCTCTCCGCGGTCTACGCCTGCATCTACGTGCTCTCCGCCTCGGTGGCCCAGCTGCCGCTGCACGTGATGCGCAAGCAGGGCAACAACATCGAGGCCGCCAAGGACCACCCGGCCTACTGGCTGCTGCACGACGAGCCCAACACCTGGCAGACCAGCTACAAGTGGCGCGAGACCAAGCAGGCCCACGTGCTGGGCTGGGGCAACGGCTACACCCAGGTAAAGCGCAACGCCCGCGGCGAGCTGCGCGAGCTGGTGATGCGACGCCCCTGGGAGACTCAGCTGGTCAAGAACGGCAACCGCTATCTCTACGCCGTGGTCGACGAGGATGGCAGCCGTGCCGTGCAGCTCGAGGACATGATCCACGTGCGCGCCCTGGGCAGCGACGGCCGCACCGGTAAGAGCCTGATCCGCCAGCACGCCGAGACCATCGGCCTGGGTCTAGCCGCCCAGCGCTACGGCAAGGACTTCTTCACCGGCGGTGGCCGGCCCACCGGGCTGGTCAGCGTCAAGAACCCGCTCAAGGACGACAGCTGGCAGCGCCTCAAGAAGGCGTGGGACACCGCCGTCTCACGCCTCAAGACCAGCGAGAACAAGACCCTAATGCTGCCGGCGGACCTCGACTACAAGTCGATCACCATCCCGCCGGAAGACGCCCAGTTCCTCGAGACCCGCAAGCTCAACCGCTCCGAGATCGCCGGCATCTTCAACGTGCCCGCGCACATGATCAACGACCTGGAGCGCGCCACGTTCAGCAACATCAGCGAGCAGGCCATCCAGTTCGTGCGCCACACCATGATGCCGTGGATCGTCAACTGGGAGCAGGAGCTCAACCGCCGGATCTTCACCCGCGCCGAGCGCGCTGCCGGCTACTACGTCAAGTTCAACCTCGCCGGGCTGCTGCGCGGCACCGCCAAGGAGCGCGCCGAGTTCTACCACGCCGCGATCACCGACGGCTGGATGGACCGCAACGAGGCCCGCCTGCTCGAGGACATGAACCCCCGCGACGGCCTCGACCAGATGCTGGTCAGCGTCAACGCCCAGCCGGTCGATCAGCTCGGCCAGCCCGACAACCCCCAGGAGTGACCTCATGAGCGAGACCGAGAAGCGCGCGCTGGCCTGTGAGGTCCGCGCCGAGACGGACGACGACGGCCGCCCGGTGCGCATCGTCGGCCATGGCGCCGTGTTCAACGCCCGCAGCGAGATGATCATGGGCATGTTCAAGGAGGAGATTGCCCCCGGTGCCTTCGACGACGTGCTCGGCGACGACGTGCGCGCGCTGTTCAACCACGACCCCAACTTCGTGCTCGGCCGCACCACTAGCGGCACCCTCGAGCTCAGCATCGACGCCGAGGGCCTGCGCTACGACATCGACCCGCCCGACACCCAGACCGTGCGCGACCAGGTGCTGGCGCCCCTGCAGCGGGGCGACATCACCGGCAGCTCGTTCGCCTTTCGTGTGGCCCCCGATGGCGATGAATGGCGCGAGGAGCCCGACGGCCTGATCGTGCGCACCATCACCCGGTTCAGCCGCCTGCTGGACGTTTCGCCGGTCACCTACCCGGCCTACCCGGATGCGGGCGCCGCCGCGCGCTCACTCCAAGCCCGCTGCGAGGAGATCAAGGGTCTCGCGCAGAAGGCCATCAACCAGCGCCGCGCCCGCGAGCGCTTCCTTGAGCTGATCCAAGCCTGATCACCTGAACCAACGCCCAGGAGGGCACCATGAAACTGCACGAACTCAAGCAGCGATACAGCGCCATCGCCAAGGACATGCGGGCGCTGCACGACTCCATCGGCGAGGCCGAGTGGACCGACGAGCAGCGCGACCAGTGGAAGCGCATGAAGCACGACCTGGACGCCATGAACGCCCAGATCGAGCGCGAGGAGCAACTGCGCGACGCCGACCAGCGCTTCGTCGAGGAGCACGAGGAGGAGCACCGCGCCGCGGCCGGTGACGAGGAGCGCGGCGGCCCCAGCCTGGACGAGCAGCGTGCCGCCGCCTTCGACGGCTTCCTGCGCCAGGGCATGGGCGAGCTCTCCGCCGAGCAGCGTCAGGTGCTGCGCGAGATGCGTGCCCAGAGCACCGACACCGACTCCGCCGGCGGCTACACCGTGCCCACCGAGATGCTCAACCGCATCTACGAGAGCATGGCCGACTACGGTGGCCTGGCCAGCGTGGCCCAGATCCTCACCACCGACACCGGCCACAGCCTGGAGTGGCCCACCTCCGACGGCACCGCCGAGGAGGGCGAACTGCTCGCCGAGAACGGTCAGGCCACCGAGGGCGATGTCACCTTCGGCATCAAGAACCTGGGCGCCAAGAAGCTCAGCTCCAAGGTGATCCGCGTCAGCAACGAGCTGCTCAACGACAGCGGCATCGACATCCAGGGCTTCCTGGCCAGCCGCATCGGCCAGCGCCTGGGACGCGGCGAGGCCAAGTACCTGGTGCAGGGCACCGGCACCGGCACCCCGGAGCAGCCCACCGGATTGCAGACCGCAGTGACCAACACCACCACCGCGGCCAGCTCCAGCGAGTTCACCTGGCAGGAGGTGAACGCCCTGATCCACAGCCTAGACCCGGCCTACCGCCGCGCGGCGGGCTTCCGTCTCGGCTTCAACGACAGCACCTTGCAGGTGCTGACCGAGATGGAAGACCTCAACGGCCGCCCGCTGTGGCTGCCTGAGGTGCGCGGCGCTGCCCCGGCCACCGTGCTTGGCGTGCCGTATTTCATCGACAGCGGCATTGCCGATCTGGGCGTCGATGCCAAGTTCCTGTTCGCCGGCGACTTCCAGCAGTTCGTGGTACGTCGCGTGCGCTACATGGTGCTCAAGCGCCTGGTGGAGCGCTATGCCGACTACGACCAGACCGGGTTCCTGGCGTTCCACCGCTTCGACTGCGTGCTGCAGGACGCCGCAGCCATCAAGGCCCTGGCTGGCGCCGCAATCTGATCCGGCGGCCTGAAGCCGTAGCCCAACGCCGGCCCCGCCCGAGGGTGGGGCCGGCCTTACTGAGGCAACACCATGCTCGATCTGGAAATCATCAAACAGCAGTGCCGGATCGAGTCGGACTTCACCGACGACGACGCCCTGCTGGATACCTACGCCACCGCGGCGCAGCGCCTGGTGGAGAACCACACCGGCCGCACGCTCTACGCCACCGAGGGGGAGATCCCCACTGACGCAGAGACGGGCGAGCCCACCGACGAGCACGCCCTGGTGCTCGATGACGACCTGACCACCGCGATGCTACTGCTGATCGGCCACTGGTACGAAAACCGCGAGGCCGTGGTGACCGGTAGCACTGCGACTGAACTCCCTATGGCGGTGCACGCCCTGATCGGCCCGCACCGCCACTATCAGATCTACTGAGGAGGCCGCCATGGCCAAGCAAGCCACCGAGACCGACAAGCGCGAAGCGGCCGGCGCCGCCGAAACCGCCACCGCTGGCCAGGCCGAGACCGCCTCCGCACCCAAGGCGGACGCCAAGCCCACCCCCAAGGCGCAGAGCACCCCGGCTACCAAGGGCCGCATGGTCGACGCGAAGCTGCGCGCTAGGCACTGCCGCGGCGGCATCTGCAAGGAGAAGGGGGAAACCATGCGCATGACCGCCGGCGAGTACGAACGACTGAAACGTCACGGGCGGGTGGAGTAACCCATGCGCGCCGGCCAACTCCGCCATCGCGTGACCCTCGAGCACTACCAGAAGGGCCCGCGCACCGAGTCAGGGGCTGAGCCAATGGAGTGGGTGGCGGGCGCCGCCGTGTGGGCCGAGGTCGAGCAGCTGCGCGGCCGCCTGGCGTTTGCCGCCCAGGAGGCACACAGCGAGACCACCGCGCGGATCCGCATGCGCTACCGCGCCGAGGTGGCCGAGGCCACCGGTAAAACCCTGCGGCTGCGCCATGGCGACCAGATCTACCGCATCGATGGGCGCCCGATCGATGTAGGCGGCCGTCGCCGCGAGCTGGAGGTGATGTGCCATGAGTGGGTTTAGGGTTCAGGTCACCGCCGAGGGTTTCGCGGAGGTGCGCCGCGAGCTCGCCGACCTGGAGGTCAAGCTGCGCGAGAGTGCCGTGCGGGCCGGCCTGGTGCGCGCTATTGCGCCTACCAAGCGCCGCGCCAAGGCACTGGCCCCCAAGGACGAGGGGCATCTGGCTCGTGCCATCGGGCATCGCTCGATCAGCAAGACGGCCAAGGCCCGCCTCGGCATCGCCGCAGACACCACCGCCCTGCTGGTGGGCGCCAACCGCCGCGTCAATGGCCGCTATCAGGGCCGCAAGGGGCTGTGGCACGAGTTCGGCACCGAGCACATGGCTGCTAACCCTTTCCTGTCGCCGGCGCTGGAGCAGACCCAGCCCGGCTTCGGCAATCGCTTCTATGCCGGCTTGGCGGCCTACCTCGACCGCAAGGGGCTGATGACGTGATCGACGACATTATCACCGCGCTGCAGGACGCCGGCATCGACGCCTGGCCCAGCAGCGACGCCGACCCCAGCCGCGCCGACACGGCACCAGGCTTGGTGGCGCTGGTGGATCCCGTGGTCCAGGGTCGGCTTTGGCCGGTGCAGCTGCCCATGGATGCCCCCGGCACCACTGGCGTCTACAACCTCGCCGGGCAGGGCGACATCGAGGTCGACGGATACCGCCTCGGGCGTGTGGATACCTATGTTCTGACGCTGCGGAGCCCGACGTTCGACCCACTGCGCGGCATGAGCGATGCGCTGATCGAGCGGCTCGCAGCGCATAGCGGGCTGGATAGCTGGGAGATCACCGACGCCGCCACGGACTACGAAGACGACCCGCGGCAGTATCGGGCGCATTTCGAGCTCCAAGCCACCAGTCTGGCCACCGCCACCCCGACCCTGCCGGCGGTGTTCGTGCATGGCATCAGCGCCGCGGCGGGCCCTAACGCCCTGGCCTCCTGTGATGTGCGCCAGACCGTCAGCGAAGAGATCGCCCTGGTGCTGGTCGCCAACCAGGCATCACTCGACAGCCACCGCCACGCCGTGGCAGACGCGGTGCTGGGGCTGGAGGCTACCAGCGGCGTTTCGCCCCTGGAATATGTGGGCGGCCAGCGAGTGGCGGTTTCTGGCCGGCACGTCTACTGGCGCGAGACCTACCGCTACGACCGTATGATCCGCTCCACCTGACAGGAGTCCCCATGCCTACCCGATCCGGCGGACGCTATGAGATCCGCGACGGCGAGCCCGTGCTCGTTGCACGCACTGACCACCACCCAGAGCCCACCCTGAGCGCGCCGGCACAGCCCGACGAGCCATTGACTGAGGACGACGACGATGCTGACGCGTAAGCGCCTGATTCTGGTGAAGACCGAGACCACCTACGGCACCGATTCCACGCCAGATGCCTCTGATCGCATCTATGTCGCCGAGTTAGATCCCGGCATTTACGAGGGTGACACACAGGCCCGGGCCCGTATTCGCCCCGACCTGGGTGCCCAGGCTCAGATCAACACCGCTCCCTATGCCACCATCGCCATCACCGTGCCGCTGGCAGGGTCTGGTACCGCCGGCACCGCGCCGGTTTTCGGCGCCCTGCTGCGCGCCTGCGGCCTCAGCGAGACTGTCAACGCCGGCACCGATGTGGTCTATCAGCCGGTGAGCGAGAATTTTGAGAGCTGCACCATCTACTACCTTCAGGATGGCCAGCAGCAGAAGATCACCGGCGCCCGCGGCACCGTCACTCTGAATGCCCAGCGTGGCCAGTTCCCGACCCTGCAGTTCCAGATGACCGGCTTGTACAACAAGCCCGAGGCGGCCAGCCCCGTGACCACCTCCGCGTTGACCCAGGCTGACGAGATTCCGGTCAACAAGCAGAACACGCCCACCTTCACCGTGCATGGGCATGCTGGCTGCGGCGAGTCGCTGAGCCTGGATCTCGGCAACGAGGTCGTTCATCGCAACCTCATCGGGTGCGAAAACGTCCGGATCGCCAACCGAGAGGCCACCGGGCAGGTAGACATCGAGGCCCCGGACCTCGCCACCAAGGACTACTTCGCCGCGGTAGAGAGCCACGAGGCGGTCACCACCGATGCGTTGGCGTTCGAGCACGGCACCGTCGCCGGCAATATTATCGCCCTGGCAGCGCCCAAGGTTCAGCTCTCCAGCATCTCGTCCCAGGATAGCGACGGCATCGTGCACTACCAGATGGGCGCTCGCTTCCTGCCTGATACAGGCGACGACGAGCTGACGCTCACCTTCAAGTAACGGAGCTCACATGTTCGTACTCAAGGACGTTCCCGACCTCTGGGTTGATGTCGAGATCCAGGTACCGGGCGAAGAGGCGGTTAGCACGTTTCAGGCGCGCTGGCGCTTACACTCCTGGAGCGAATACCAGCGCATCGTCAAGGCGATGCAGACCGAGGAGGTGGCCGACGAGACCCTGGTCGACGACGACCTCCTTGAGATCGCCGGCATCCAGGACGAACACGGCAACGATGTGGCGCACTCGGCTGAGCTCGTCAGCCAGCTGCTGGAGGTACCCTATGTGCGCCGACCCCTGATACTGTCCTGGTTCAAGGCCCAAGAGGGCAGGGCGGCCGCTGCGGCAAAAAACTGAGCGAGGCCGGGCGGCACTGGGCCACCGCAGGCCGCCCGGCCCAACTCGCGGACGATGCCGCTGCCTGGGGGCTTGAGGCCGAGCCCGACCAGCAGCAGGCGGGCAGGTGCGAAGTGTGGGCTGAACATGAGGCCGCGCTCGAGATATTTCTCGCCTGCTCGCGGCAGTGGCGCGTGATCGTGGGCATGGGTGGCGCGGCCTACCAAGGCCTGGATCTCGCTTCGGTGGCCGCGGCCATGGAGATCCACGCCATCGATGACCGGCGCGAATGCCTGTATCAAGTGCAGCAGATCGAGGCGGGGGCTCTGGAGATGCTGAATACAAGAGGGTAGTGTGAACATGGAAGTTAATGGAGGATCGGCATGAAAGCAGTCCTTTTAACCCTGTTGGTTTTAGCTTTGACCGGCTGCGCTACACCAAAGAGTTTGCTGGAGCAGGAGCCTGTTATTTCAGAGGAAAGCGGGAAGACCCCGGAGGAGTATGTCGAGTGTGTCAGCCCTCTCTGGCAGGACTTCAACCCCGCAGTCAGTATTTCGCCTACCACTACCGGGTATAGGCTCACCACGCTTCATTCGATGGCGGGCACCGATGACGTACTGGTTATCAATGAATCAAGCCAGGGAAGTAGCGTTAGGCTTTTCCAGCGGATCGAGATGATGAGGCAGCCGCTTAGAGATGCCGTCCGGCAGTGCTTGTAGCAAGTCAGTGAAGAGCCGAGCCCGCCAGATGGCGGGCTTTTTCATGCCCGCGCGATAGAGGTGGCCCATGGCGCGCCAGTACAAGACCGGCCTGATCATCACCGGAGACGCCAAGGGCGGCATCCGGGCGATCAACGCAACCGAGAAGGAGCTCGGCCAGCTTAACCAGGGCTTCGGCCGGGGCGCCCGGCGCTCGCGGCAGTTTGCGCGCTCCACCGGCGGGGTGTCGCGTGAACTCCAGGTGCTACGCCGCGCCGCCGCACCTGTGGCTGCAGCGGTGGCTGGGCTGTTCGCCGTCAGCTCCCTGCGGCAGCAAGTCGACTTTGCCGACCAGCTGCAGAAGACCAATCTGCGCATCGGGGCCAGCACCGAGGCCTTGAGCGAGTACAACTACGTCGCTCAGCTCAGCGGGGTGCAGTTCAACCAGCTGACCACCGCCTGGCAGCGGCAGAGCCGTCGCATCGCCCAGGCGGCCGAGAACACCGGCGAGGCGCAGGACGCCCTGGCCACTCTTAACCTGGATGCAGCAGCGCTGGCGCAGCTGTCGCCGGAAGAGCAGTTCGAGCAGATCGCCGAGGCTATGGGTGGCGTCGCCAGCGAGGCGCGTCGTGTGGCGCTGGCGCAAAAAATCTGGGACAGCGAAGGCGTGGCCCTGCTGCAGGTGGTCAACCAGGGCGCCGACGCCATTGAGACGATGCGCGAAGAGGCGCGCCGGCTGGGGCTGACGATCAGCCAGGACACCGCCGAAGCCATGGCCGGCCTGAACGACGAGGTCACCCGGCTGCAGGCCGTGGGCACCGGCCTGTCGCGCCAGATCCTTGCCGAGCTGGTGCCGGCGATGACGGCGGGGCTTCAGACCACCAGCGACTGGATCGACGCTGCCGGCGGGGCAGCGGAGATCCTCGATGTACTGCAGGGCACTGCGGCCACCCTGGCCACGCTACTCGCCGCCCGCTATGCCGGGGCTCTGGGCACCGCCGCCGCCGCCAAGCTCGCCGCCACCCAGCAGGCCGTGGCCTATCAGGCCGCGCTGGCGCGGATGGCTGGCGTCTCGCGCATGGCCGCCGCCTCCCAGACGGCACTGGCCGGCGCCACCCGCGGGGCGGCTGCGGCCATGGGCATGTTGGGCGGCCCGCTGGGCGCCGCTGTGCTGGCGGGCGCTGCCATCTACACCTTCCGCGAAGAACTCGGCCTCGTCCAACCCCGCATGGAGACGGCCACCGAGCGCGTCGATAACCTGACCGACGCGCTCACCAGCAACTCCCGGGCGGCCTTGGAGAGCGCCCGCTCGATGCTCGAGGCCGAGCAGCAGCTGGCACAATTCAGCGCTGCTTCTCTCGCCATGGAGCGCGAGAAGCTGCGGCAGAGGGTGTTTGCCGAGCAGGAGCAGTGGGATGCCATTGGCGGCCAGGCCGCGTTCGGCATGGGAGGGCGTTCTGAATCGCAAGAGGCGCTCCACCAGCTGGAGGTGCAGCTAACCGATGTGCGCCAGGCCGGCAAGGCGGCGGCAGAGGGCATCGCCGAGGTCGATGAACGCCTGGCCCAGATCGGCCAGGGCGGCAGCGGTGCCATGACCCGCGTGTACAGCGAGAGCGCAGACGCCGCCAGGGCGGCTCGCGCAGAGACGGACGCGCTGGCGGACAGCTACCAGGCGCTGTATGGCCGCATTCGGCCGCTGGAGGCGACCCAGCGGCAATACGCCGACGACAAGGCGACCCTCGTGGCCTACGCCCTGCGCGAGAACATGGCCACCCTTCAGCTGGTGAGCCTGCTTGGCGACCTCGAGGAGAGCTATCGCACCGCCAAGAGTGCGGCCGAGGTGTATGGCTTCACCGGCAAGTCGGCAGTCCAAGAGGTGAACCAAGCTGCGCGGGATCTGGGGTTCTCGTTCGAGAGCGCTTTCGAGAGTGCGGTGATTCGGGGACAAGGCCTGCGCGGCGTGCTTCAGGGGATCTTGCAGGACGTGGCCCGCATTGTGCTGCGTGAGACCGTCACGGCTCCGATCGGCGGCGTTATCTCTGACGGCCTTGGCGATCTTTTGCCGTTTGCGTCAGGCGGCTACACCGGCCCCGGCCCCCGGCATCGACCCGCTGGGGTGGTGCACGCTGGCGAGTACGTGGTGCGCAAGAGCGTCGTCGATCGGCCCGGCGTGAGGCCAGCGCTGGAGCGCCTCAACCGCGGCTATGCCAGTGGCGGCTATGTGACCCCGCCTGGCGCCGCAAGCGCCGGCCCACTGGGCGGTGCCAACATCACCATCCATGCGCCCATCACCGTGCAGGCACAGCCCGGCGTTAGCGACGAGGCCGCCCAGCGCCAGGGCCGGCAGATGGGCCGCGCTTTCGAGGCTGAGGTCATGCGCATACTGCAGAAACAGCAGCGCCCCGGCGGCATGCTTAGCGGAGCTAACGGATGAACACCCTGCCTGACATTTGCCCGGACTACGGCCCGCGCCGGCAGACCCGGCGGCGCATCGACGAGGCGCGCTTCGGGGATGGCTATGCCCAGCGCCGGCCCGCCGGCATCAACAGCAGCACCGACACCTACCAGCTCAACTGGACGATGCTGGAGCGTGACGACTTCGCCACGCTCTACGGTTTCCTGCGCGCCCATCAGGGGGCCTACGCCTTCTGGTGGCAGGCGCCATGGGATGACGCCATGCGCCGCTGGCGCTGCACCGATCTTTCCGCCGATGAGCCGACCAGCGCCACCCTGGGCGCCATTGCTGCTACCTTCGAGGAAGACCACAACCCATGAGCCAGATCATCGCCACAGATGCCCAGCGGCTGGAGCAGTCGCCGGTCGTGGTGCTGTTCGAGCTGGATGCCACCCGTCATGGCCAGGGCGTGCTGCGCTGGACCAACGAGGCGGTGGATGGAGGGCCGGCTCGCTTCAATGGTTACGACTACACGCCGCTTCCCATCGAGGCGGACGGCTTCCAGTGGAGCGGCAAGGGCACTCTGCCCCAGCCCACGCTGCGCGTCACCGCCATGGAGCTAGCGTTCCTCTCCCTGGTGCTGGCCGCCGACGACCTTCTCGGCTGCCCGGTGCGGCGCATCCGCACCTTCCGTCACCATCTTGACGATGGCAGCGACCCCGACCCCCAGGCCACGCTGCCGGTGGACCACTACGTGGTGGAGCGCAAGAGCGCCCAGACGCGCAGCGTCATAGAGTTCACGCTCTCGGTGGCCATGGACCAGGAGGGCAAGCGCCTGCCAGCCCGCCAGGTATTGCGTGATACCTGCACCCACCGCTACCGCTGGTGGGACGGCAGCCAGTACCAGTACGAGGGCGTGACGTGCCCCTATGCTGGCAGCGGCGAATGGGATGCCAGCGGCGCCCCGGCGGCCACCGGCGAGGATGTTTGCGGCAAGCGTCTCTCAGACTGCCGGCTTCGCTTCGGTGAGCACGCACCTTTGCCGACTCGCGCGTTCCCGGGCGTGGGGAGGATTCGCTGATGTTGGACGAGCACCACGCCCAGCTGGCGCGCGAGGCCGCAGCCGCCTATCCCCATGAGGCGGCGTGGCTGATCACCCCAGGCGAGTGTCGGCAAGTGGCCAATGTGGCCGAGGACCCGCGCGCCACCTTCCGCGTGGCCAAGCGCGACCTGGCTGCCGCCCATGGCCGCGGACTGCTGGCCATCGTGCACAGCCACCCCAATGGGCCGGACTGCCCCAGCGAGGCCGACATGCGCGGACAGCTGGCCAGCGGCGTGCCATGGGGCATCATCAGCACCGATGGTGAGCGCTGTCTGCCCCCATTCTGGTGGGGTGACCAGGCTGAGACGCCGCCACTAGTGGGCCGCGGGTTTCGCCATGGCGTGACGGACTGCTATTCGCTGATCCGCGACTACTACCGCCTGGAGCTGGATATTGTGATTCCTGAGTTCCCGCGAAGCTGGGAGTGGTGGCGCGCTGGCCAGGATCTCTACCGAGACGGCTTCGGCCAGGCTGGCTTCCGGCGTATTGAATCCGCCGACGCACGCCCAGGGGATGTGTTCCTGGCACAGCTGCGCAGCCCAGTGCCCAACCACGGCGGCATCCTGCTGGAAGGGGGGCTGGCGCTGCACCACAAGACCGGCAAGCTAGCGGTCGACGCCACGCGGCTCTCCATGCGCGAACCCATTGCCCGCTGGCTGCCCCATATCACCCACTGGTTACGCCACAGCGGCCGAGACGACCCATGATCGACTTCCACTTGCACGGCTCGCTCGGCGCTCGCTTCGGCGAGCGTTTTTCGTTGGATGTGCGCGATCCCGCCGAGGCGGTTCGCGCTCTATGCCTGCAGATGCCCGAGTTCCGCCAGGCCCTAGCCGAGGGGGACTGGCATGTGGTTCGCGGCGATCTCGCTGCCGGTGAGCACCTCGACGAGCAGCGCCTGGACCTGGCGCTGGGGAGTGCAGGTGAGCTCCACCTGCTGCCTGCCGCTACGGGCGCCGGTGGCGACAGCGGGGTCGGCAAGGCGATCGCCGGCATTGCGCTGATCGGGGCCAGCTTCTTCGTTCCGGGCGCGGGCGCCTTGGGCTACGGCATCATCACCAAGTCCGCCGTGGCCGGGCTGGGGGTCAGCATGGCGTTGACCGGCGTGTCAATGATGCTGGCGCCGTCGCCGCGAATCGGCGACTACGGCAGCCGTGAGCGCGCCGATCAGCGGCCGTCATTCCTGTTCGATGGTCCGGTGAATACCTCCACACAAGGGCTTCCGGTGCCGGTGGTCTACGGCCGCGTGCGCGCCGGCAGCGTGGTGATCAGCGCCGGCATGAACGCCGAGGAGATCTGATGGACCTGACATTCGATGCCGTGGAAGGCGAGAAGGGCGGCAAGGGTGGCGGTGGTGGCGGCAGCAGCCAGCGCGTACCCCGTGAGGCGCCCAATACGCTGCGCTCAGCTAGCAAGGCGCGCATCATCGATCTCATCAGCGAGGGCCCTGTGGTCGGCCTGGCCGATGGCCTGCGCTCGGTGTACCTGGACGACGTGCCGCTGCAAGCCGAGGACGGCAGCTACAACTTCCAGGGCGTGGCGGTGCATACCCGAGATGGCGAGCCTGACCAGGACCACATCCCCGGCTTTCCGGCGGTGGAGACAGTGCGCGATGTCTCTACTCAGGTGACCTACGACACCCCGATCGTGCGCGCCGTCACCAATGTGGATGCCGATGCAGTGCGCGTCACCGTGCAGGTGCCGGCGCTGACATTCCAGGACAAAACGAATGGCGACCTGAAAGGCACCTCGGTGGCTGTCGCCATCGACGTGCGGCCGGATGGCGGCAGCTGGGCCACGGTGCTCAGCGACACCATCAGCGGCAAGACCACCTCGCCCTACCAGCGCAGCTACCGGGCCGAGCTGCCTGGCACGGGGCCATGGGACGTGCGTGTTCGGCGCACCACGCCCGATAGCACCGAGGCCAATCGCCAGAACGACACCTACTGGGCGGCCTATACCGAGATCATCGACGCCAAGCTGCGCTACCCGGACAGCGCTCTGGTGGCGCTCGAGGTGGATGCCCAGCAGTTCGGCAGCTCGATCCCCTCGCGGCAGTATGACATCAAGGGCCGCATCCTCCAGGTGCCTAGCAATTACGACCCACTGACCCGCGAGTATACCGGCGTGTGGGACGGCACCTTCCAGCTGGCCTGGAGTGACAACCCCGCGTGGGTGTTCTACGACCTTGCCACGCATAGCCGCTACGGCGCTGACCTGGGCAACGTCGACAAGTGGGCGCTCTACGCTATCGCCCAGCATTGCGATGAGCTGGTGCCCAACGGCTACGGCGCCGACGAGCCGCGCTTTACCTTCAATAGCCAGGTGGCCAACGCCGAAGAGGCCTTCCAGGCCTTGCAGACGTTGGCCAGCGTGTTCCGCGGCATGACCTACTGGGGCGCCAACACGATGATGGCGGTGGCCGACATGCCCGCCGAGCCGGTCAAGCTCGTTGGGCCGGCCAACGTCATCGACGGCGAGTTCCGCCGCGAAGGCTCCGCGCTCAAGGCCCGGCACTCGGTGGCACTAGTCACTTGGAACGACCCTGAGGACAACTATCGCCAGCAGATCGAGGTGGTCGAGGACCCGGACGCCATCCAGCAATACGGCTGGCGCCAGACCGACGTGGTGGCCGCCGGCTGCACCAGCCGCGGCCAGGCCCACCGCATGGGTAAATGGATCCTCGACAGCGAACGCTCCGAGACCGAGACGCTCACCTACCGCGCGGGCCTTGACCACGCTGACCTACGGCCCGGCGAGATTATTGCCGTCTCCGACCCCGCCCGCGCGGGCGCACGCCTCACCGGACGGGTGCTGACCACGGGGACCGAGCAGCTGCGTCTCGATGCCGTGCCCGAGGAGGCCGGAAGCGGCACCTGGTACCTCGACGTGGTGCTGCCCAGCGGCGGTATCGAGCGCCGCGAGGTCAGCGCCTTCAGCGGCGAGCAGGCCACTCTGGTGCAGCCGCTCTCCACCGAGCCGCTTGTCGGCGCCGTGTGGGTGCTGTCCGCCACCAGCGCCGAGCCCGAGCAGTTCCGGGTGATCAGCGTCGAGGAGCAGGACGCCCACACCTACGCCATCACGGCGCTGGCTCACGACCCCAACAAGTACGCCCGAGTCGAGCAGGGGCTCGACCTTCCCGAGCGGGAGGCCAGCCTGGTGCCTACCGGGCCAATCCTGGCACCGATGTCGCTCAGCGCCGAGGCCTACACCTATCTGGTGGGCGGCGCCGACCACCAGGGGCTCTCGGTGAGCTGGACGCCCAGCGACGATCCGCGCGTGCTGAGCTATATCGCCGAGGTGCAGGGGCCAGACGATGTGGCTTGGCGCACCGTCTACAACGCGGAGGGCAACGGGTTCCGCGAGCCAGACGCCGCCCCCGGGGAGTGGCAGATCCGCGTGCGTGGCGTGACCGGCCTGGGCAGCACCTCGCCTTGGGTGAGCCTGACCACCACCATCGCCGGCCTGCTGCTGCCCACGCCGCCGGACAGCGTCGACCTGGAAGTGGGCACCTTCACTGTCACGCTGAACCCCAACGGGCTCTACCCGGGCATGCAGTGGGAGTTCTGGCGCGCCACGGCACCGCTGGCCGAGGCCGACATCGAGAGCAATGCGGTGCGCGTGGCCGTGGCATCAAGCCTCACCGACGCCGACCTGACGCCCAATACCACGTATTACTACTACCTGCGCGGCACCAACGCCTATGGCGTCAGCGACTGGTACCCGGTGCAGGCCACCACCCAGCAAGATCCTGCCAAAATCATGGCAGCGATCAGCGGCGAGATCCGCCAGACGGATCTCTTCGCCGACCTCTCCGACAACATCGATGGCCTCAACAGCAGCTGGGTGCTGCAGGTAGGCGGAGACGGCAAGATCGGCGGCATCGGCCTGGCCTATGACGACCAGCAGCAGACCGTCGACTTCGGCATCCTGGCTGACCGCTTCTACGTCGCCGACCCGGCCGGCCTGGCGGGCGACGTGTTCCCGTTCATCGTGGACAGCGGCACCGTCTACATGAGCGAAGCGCTGATCCAGTCGCTGACGTTCGCCAAGCTCACGGATAACACAGGCAGCCTGGTGGTCGAGAATGGCAAGCTCAAGGCGGAGTACATTCAGGCCGAGCAGCTGCAGGTTGAGTGGGCGAATATTCAGAACGTCAGCATCGGCACGGCTGACATTGCCGACGCAGCGATCACTGGCGCCAAAATCCAGGATCTGACGGTCGACACCATCAATATCGCTGATGGTGCGGTAACGCTCTCCGCCTTTGCGAGTGACAACGGGTTCGCTCGCTTTTTCACGTCAGGCTCTCTGCCAGCCCTAAGCGGAACCGACACGTTCTCCACGCTGAGCTTTCCGTCTCAGGCCGGCGACGACATCGTCATCGAGGCGCATTTCGAGTTCAACACGACCAACGCGAGCAACGCACTGGATGCGATCAGCCTGCGCTCCATGATCGAGCTCAACGGCGGTGAGGTGACGCAGTATGGCACGCATCCCTGGCGCCGCTATCACGACGCCCGGGCGGTCCCGTTCACGTTGCGCGCCCGGGTTACCGGCACCGGCTCCACGATGACTGCGCGTCTGCGCATCGCGTATTCCAGTGGCTCATTCACTAATAGCGGATATGCCCGTTACGAGATCAGCCAATGCGTGCTTTCCGCTTTCACGGCACGGAGGTAGGTATGCGCTTCGCACAAGTCAATGATGATAACCAGGTGGTGCAGTTCGTTGGCTTCAACACCACGGCCAACGCCCTGGCCCACTGCCAGGCCAATCCCGACTGCCTGTTCGTGCCAACCGAGTATTTCGGCAGCCCGAAAGACTTCGCCTACGACGCCGAGGCCGGCGAGATAACGCCTTCACCAGGCACCAATGACTAACCACCGCGCCGCCCACTGGGCGGCGCTTATCTGTGGAGACCCACCATGCCGCTCACTCTCACCGGCACCCTGAAGGACCCGCTGGGCAGCCCCCTGGTAGACGCCAAGGTGCTGTTCCAGGCCCGCATCACCAGCGATGCCGTGCTAAAAGGCGTTAGCGCCGAGGCCGAAACCGACGCCCAGGGCGACTACACGATCAGCGTCGAATACGGCTACTACGACGTCTATGTGCAGCCCGCCAGCGCGCCTTATCAGCGTATTTCGCTGCTGCGCAATGTCCCGGTGACGGTTGACACCACCGCCAGCAGCCTGAATGCCTTGATCGTTGACCAGCAGGCCGCGCCTGAGGCGACGCCAGACATCGTGCTGGAGCTGCAGGCGGTCGCCAACGAGGCAAGGGGCTACCGCGATGCTGCCGCCGTCTCGGCCACCGCCGCCAGCGGGGATGCTGCCGCCGCTAGCAGTAGCGCACAGGCTGCCTCCGCCGACGCCACTGCCGCATCGAACAGCGCCACGTCGGCAAGCAATGATGCCGCTTCGGTGGCCGCCGACCGCACCGCCGTGGAATCCACCGCCACTCAGGTGGCCAGCGACGCATCATCCGCGACCGCCGCCAAGACCGCCGCCGAGGCGGCGCGCGACGACGCCGTCACCATCGCCGGCGGCGACGCCGAGCCGATCTTCGACGCCTGGGTCGTCGATGTCGAGCGCCGCAAGATCGAGAACGCCACCGGCGGCGCCTGCACCCTGGAGCGCACCGCCGGCGGCGAGCCCTGCTACATGTTCGTCATCCCCAAGATGAAGTGGGAGGACCTGGTGCCGAGTGGCGAGCTCGGCACCGGGGTGCACGAGGCGTTCCTGGAGGGCGGCGTCGAGAAATCCGAGCTGCTCGTCGGCATGTACCTTGCCAGCACCGTCGGCGGCGAGCTCGTCAGCCAGGCCAAGAAGGTGCCGCGCCGCTCGATCAACTGGGACAACTCGCGCACCGAGGCCCAGGCCGCCGGCTTCGACATCATGAGCAACTGGGAGTGGTCGGCCATCGCCATGTGGTGCATGGCCAATGGTTACCAGCCTCGCGGCAACACCAATAGCGGCCAGAGCCACAGCCACCCGCACGAGCGCGGCATCATCAACGACTCCGTCGACAACACCGATACCGGCACCGGACCCAACACCTGGAATCACAACAACGCCGCCAACGGCATCGCCGATCTGGTCGGCAATGTGTGGGAGTGGGTGTGGGGCCTCAAGCTGATGGATGGTCGCGTCATGCTGGCCCCGGATAACGACAAGAGCCTGGCCGAATCGGGGTGGGTCGACACCGGCTTCGACATGCCCGGCGCCTCATCGACCAACTGGAGCGGTCTGTCCACCAGTGCGCCGCAGGACATTCGCCGCGCCCTGATCATGCCCAACGGCGTGGCCGATCCCGACGGCAGCCTTTGGACGAACCTCAGCGGCGAGCGCTTCCCGCGCCGCGGTGGCTCCCGCATTACCGGTGCCGACGCCGGCCTCGGTGCTCTGATTCTCGTCAACGGGCGCACGGGTGCGTACAACAACGGTGGGTTGCGGCTCTCGCGTTTGGTGTAATCGGCCCATCTGAAGCCCTGCAATCAGAACGCGCCGCGGTAGCGGCGCATAAGGATGATCGGTGGAAGATCTCAAGATCAAACTCCGTGTGGAGAAGATGATCGTTTACGGCTACTCGGCGCTTCGTCAGTTTCCGAAGTCCGAGAAGCACACCCTGGCGGCAGAAGTCCGCCAGTGCATGTATCGGCTGCTGCGGTTGGTGATCATCACCAATCGTCGCTATCACAAGAAGACGACGGCGTCCGAAGTCGATGCTGAGCTCGACCTTCTGCGCAGCCTGGTAAGGGTGTCGCTCGATCTGGGCTTCCTTCCCTTCCGGAAATACGAGGTCTGGAGCGGCCATCTCTACGAGATCGGCTGCATGGTGGGCGGCTGGCTGCGCTGGATCAAGAGCAACCCGCCCACCCCGCCGGAGCGCGACGCGCT